AAGTGCTTAGCGGACTGGGCCGACAAATTAGGGGTGCCGCGTCCTACTGCTTACAAGCGAAGCCGCAAGGGTCTAGCATTTGAAGAGGTCTTCGCACGGAGGGAATCTTGAGTACGTTCACCTACGTGCCTGAATATCCACCCACCGAGGTGAGCAATCCTCGCGCACGCAAGGCTCAATTCGGAGACGGCTACGAGCAACGCATTCGCTTTGGATTGAACACTGACCTCAAGAGCTGGCAGCTCACGTTCAAGTCGCGCAACAACACTGAGACAACTGCCATCCGCAATTTCCTGCAGGCGCGCGGTGGAGTGGAGTCATTCACCTGGACGCCGCCGGTGTGGGGCGCTGCTCAGGGCCAGTACGTGTGCGAGGACTGGCAGATCACGGCTGACTCTTACAACCTGAACACTGTCACCGCGACCTTCCGGCAGGTTGCAGAGCCCTCATGACAGTTCCCCAGCAGATCACGGAGGAGCTGCAGAAGGTCGCCCCGAGCGCGATCATCGAGCTGTTCGAGCTCCGCCTGGTGCAGAAGCTCCACGGCAGCACCGACGTTTATCGCTTCCATGCCGGCGTGAATGGCAAGAACGATGGCGGCAGCGTGGTGTGGGCTGGGCAGACCTACACAGCCTTCCCCATCGAGTGTGAGGGCTTCGAGTACAGCGGCAATGGTCAGCTCCCCCGGCCCCGGCTGCGGGTCGCCAACGTGCTCAGCACCATCACCACGGTGCTGCTGGCTGTGAACGTAATCACGCCAGGCAATGACCTGATCGGCGCAAAGGTGATCCGGCGGCGCACCCTGGCCCGCTATATGGACGCATCCAACTTCCCCGGCAACGTGAACCCCTACGGCACGCCGGACAGCACTGCCGAGTTCCCGGAGGAGATCTACTACATCAGCCGGAAGGTGGCGGAGAACCGCGATGTTGTGGAGTTTGAGCTGGCGGCTGCTTTCGACCTGCAGGGAGTGCGGGCACCAAAGCGGCAGTGCATCGCGAACGTCTGCCAGTGGGGCTACAGGTCTGCTGAGTGTGGTTTTGATGGCCCGCCGGTGGCCAACGAGTTTGACGTTCCTGCTCTAACGCCAACATCGACAGAAGCGACGGCCTATTACAGCGCCGTGACAACGCTGGCGACACGCACCACGCAGCTGGCGACTGCGACCACGACGCTGAACACAACCAAAAACACGCTGAATGCTACGCAACCGACCTGGAAGCTGGCCGAGACCCGCTACGACGCATTCAATCAATGCGGGTTCTACACCTTTTCGGCTGTAGGTGAATACGCGACATGGAACGGAGCAAGCGTAACCTTAGGCACCGAATACAGACGCGGCACCCAAAGAGTATTCGGCATTTATCTCACCTTGTTTGACATCCAGCGGTGGGTTCTTGATTCCACTGGCCTCGCAGCGGCACAGGCTGCCTACGACGCGGCGCTGGCTGCCTACAACACCGCTCTCTCTAACTACAACGCCGCTGTTGCAGCTCGGGACACCGCACTGAACACCTGGCAGGCCTCTGCCGCCTGGGACACGGACATCGCCTACAGCGGCGACGCCTGCGGCAAGAGGGTGGACAGCTGCAAGCTGCGCTTCGGCGCGACGGCCGCCCTGCCCTTCGGCAGCTTCCCTGGCGTGGGGAGCTTTGCCGTATGACCTGGCGCACCGATGCCCTTAAGCACGCACAAGCCGAAGACCCGCGCGAGGCCTGTGGCCTGCTGGTGGTGGTCAAAGGCCGCGAACGCTACTGGCCGTGCAGGAACCTTGCCGATACAGCTGATTTCTTCGTCTTGGACCCGCTCGACTACGCCGCAGCCGAGGACGCTGGCGAGATTTTGGCTGTCGTTCACAGCCACCCCCTCACCCAGCCGGTGCCCAGCCAGGCGGACCGGATGGCGTGCGAGAACAGTGGGCTGGAGTGGCACATCGTCAACCCCAAGACTGGAGAGTGGGGCGGGTGCAAGCCGGAGGGCTACAGGGCACCGCTGATCGGGCGCTGCTGGGCGTGGGGCGTGTCCGACTGCTGGACGCTGGCGCGCGACTGGTATCGCGAGGAGCTGGACCTGCAGCTGCGGGACTGGGAGCGGCCCGTGCGGTCTGAGGACTTCCTGCGGGAGCCGATCTTTGATCGCTGCTGGCGGGACACTGGCTTTCGCGAGCTAGGAGAGGATGAAGAGCTGAAGCGCGGCGACCTTCTACTCATGGCCATCAGCAGCCCAGGCCTGAATCATTGCGCTGTCTACCTGGGCGACCAGGCCGTCTTTCACCACCTGCAGGGACGCCTCAGCAGCCGCGATCTCTACGGTGGCTGGCTCCTACAATGCACAGGGAGGCGGCTTCGTCATGCTTCGCAGGATTAAGCTCTACGGCCAGCTCGCGAAGTTCATCGGCAAGCGAGTTCTCCACGCTGATGTTGCCAGCGCGGCCGAGGCCGTGCGCTTCCTTCTCGCGAACTGGCCAGAGCTCGAGCAGCACATGGCCGACCAGCACTACCGGGTGAGTGTCGGCGACTACGACCTCGCGCTGGAAGAACTTCACCACCCTGCAGGGCAGCAGGAGATCAAGATCGTCCCCGTGGTGGCCGGTGCTGGTGGTGCTGTCGGGCGGATCCTGGCCGGCGTGGCGCTGGTAGCCCTGACCATCGTCACCGGCGGATTCGGCGGCGCGGCGATTGGGCTCTTTGGTGCCGGCACCCTTGCGGTGGGTACCGTGGCCCTTGGCGTTGGCGCCAGCCTGATTCTGGGTGGCGTCGCAGAGCTTCTCAGCCCCGTTCCCAAGGCCACCACCGGCATGGATGGGGAGGCCGACCCACGCAAGTCATACAGCTTCAGCGGCATCCAGAACGTCTCGCGGCAGGGCGTCCCGGTTCCCGTGATCTACGGCGAGACCATCGTCGGGTCGATTGTCATCAGCGCCTCCATCGACATCAGCCAGACATGACAGACCAGCCCTTGATCTCAGGCGCATTCGGTGGCCGTGGCGGAAGCAGCGGGGTCAATACGCGCACCCCCACGGAGGCCGGCGACAACCTCAACAGCAGCGCCACCGTTGAGATCATCGACGTGCTGGGCGAGGGTGAGATCGAGGGCTTTGCTACGCCTTCCAAGGCTGGCTATGCACGGGGCAGCGCGGACTGGAATCGCGCCATGCTCAAGGACATCTACCTTGACAACACCCCAATCCTTCGCGCCGGGGCTAGCAATACAGCTCCAGCGGCTTCTGATTACAACTTCAAGAACGTCGGAGTAAATCCTCGCTACGGGACGCAGGCGCAATCCGCGATCAATTCCAACACCGGCAGCGGGAGTGCTGCGTCTGAGGTTTCCGTTGGCGTGCAGGTAGACAGGAACGTTCCTGTCGTGCGGACCATCACGGACACCAACGTGGACGCCGTGCGGGTCACGATCACAGTTCCGCAACTGCAGAGCTATGACAGCAACGGCGACATCAACGGCGAGGCTGCGCACGTCGTGGTTGCGCTTCAGCGCAATGGTGGCGGCTGGTCAGACGTTGTGAACGACGTGATCCGTGGTCGCACTCCTGACTCCTATCAGCGCGACTACATGATTCCAGTGACGGGGCCGTTCCCTGTTGATGTTCGGGTGAGCCGCGCGAACCCCGACAGCACAAGCGCCAAAATCGTCAACGCCTTTACCTGGACCAGCTACACCGAGATCATTGCCGAGAAGCTGCGCTATCCCAACAGCGCACTTGTGGCACTGCGGGTTAATGCTGAGCAATTCGGCTCCGTCCCCAGCCGCAGCTATCAGGTGCGGGGGCTGAAGGTTCGGATCCCCAACAACGCAACGGTTGACCGGGCCACGGGGCGCATCACCTACAGCGGGGTCTGGGATGGGACATTTGGCGCGGCGCAATGGACATCCGACCCGGCCTGGTGCCTTTGGAATCTGCTGACCAGCAAGCGGTTCGGGTTTGGCGATCACATCTCAACAGCCAGCCTCGACAAGTGGGCGTTCTATTCGGCGAGCCAATACTGCAACGAGCTGGTCCCTACGGGTTTTGGCGGCACTGAACCTCGGTTCTCGATGAACTGCCTGATCCAAACCCAAGAGGATGCCTACAAGCTCATCAATGATCTCTGCAGCGTGTTCCGGGCCATGCCCTACTGGAGCACCGGTGCGCTGACCATCGCCCAGGACAAGCCGCAGCCGGCCTCCTACCTGTTCACGATGGCCAACGTGGCCGAGGAGGGCTTCAGCTACGCGGGCAGCGATTCCAAGGTGCGCCCCACAGTGGCGGTGGTGTCCTACCTGGACCTGCGCACCAAAGACATCGCCTACGAGGTGGTGGAGGACGTGGTGGCTGTCGCCAAGTACGGCGTGCAAACCACGCAGGTTTCCGCCTTTGCCTGCACCTCGAGGGGGCAGGCCGCGCGCCTCGGTGAGTGGCTCCTCTACTCCAGCCAGTATGAGACAGAGGTGGTGACCTTCACGGCTTCCGTGGAGGCGGGCGTGATGGTGCGTCCCGGCCAGGTGATCGAGATTGCCGATCCGGCCCGTTCAGGGGCACGGCGTGGTGGCAGGATCATGAGCGCAACCACCACGTCGGTCATTGTTGACGACGCCAGCGGCCTTCCGGCCAGTGGTGGCACCCTGTCGGTCATCTTGAAAGACGGCACAGTAGAAGCCCGGACGGTTGGGACCCGAAGCGGCAACACCTTCAACCTGCCCAGCGCATTGTCTGCCGCACCGGCGGCAAACTCCATCTGGGTTTACGGCGGCGGCGGGATTTCGACCACGCTATGGCGGGTGCTCTCAGTGCAGGAGCAGGAGGGCGTTCGCTACAGCGTCACAGCGCTGAGCTACAACGCCAGCAAGTACGCCTACGTCGAGCGTGACCGGCCGCTGCAGTTCCGTGATGTCACCAACCTGAACCTGGTGCCGGCCGCGCCGACAAACCTGCAGATCACGGAGTCGCTGTATCCGTTCCGTGGGGAGGTTCGCGCGAAGGTGTCGATCTCTTGGCGGCAAGTGCCGGGGGTGAACCAGTACAGGG